CGGCGCGGACCACGACGAGCGTACGACCGCGCCAGCCGAAGCGGCTGGACACGGTGGCATCGCTCGGGGTGCGGAGGATCACGCGGTAGCGCGGCCGCCCGATGCGGCGCTCGCCGATGTCGGCGAGCAGCGCGAGGTCGACCGGCACGAGCGCGGCCCAGGCCGTCCCGCCGGCGACCCATGCACCGGGAAGGTCGCCATCGGCGGCGTGCCAGTGCTCGAGCGTCACGCGCTCGCGCAGACCGCCGGCGAACTCATCCATGACGCACCCCGCCGCCGAGCTGGAGCCGCCGCCATGGCCGCCACAAGGCAGCGACCGCCGCCGGCGGGCCGCCCGCGGCGGGATCGTCGCGGTGAGCGTGGAGGTGCGACACGAGCCGGACGATCCCCTGCCGCAGCGGCTCCGGCACGCCGTTCCAGTCGGCGGCAAGGCCGGCGCCGTACGTCGCGACCGGCCGTGACAGCGGATCGGGCGCGGCAAGCCGCACCCACCCGTTGCCGGCAAGGTCGATGTCGGTCTCGAACGCCGCACCGCAGAGCGCGACCCCGGCTAACGCAACGCCGGTGATCGCGACGACCGGGACCGCGCCAAGGCGCTGCCACGTCCGGACCGGAAGCAGCGTGTCGGTCACGTCGCGCACGATCAGGCGAGCGCCGGTGAACGCCTCGGCGAGCGCGGTCGCGGTGCGGATGAAACCGGCGAGCAGCGCGTCCTCGCTCGCATCGTCGAGGCGGAGGAATGCCTTCACCTCGTCGAGCGCGACCGGAACGACCGCCGGGGGGAGCAGGTCGGCGGTCATCACCGCGCCTCGATGCGGATGACGAGCGCGCGGTCGTCGCGGCGGCCGTCGCTAAGCGTGACCCGGTTGACGACCCGGTAGACGACGCCCGGCGCGCCGCCGTCGATCGTCGCGCCGGTGCGGGTCGGCGTCAGCACCTGCGCGCTGACGGTCGCCCCCAGCGGTTCGACCTCCCAGTCGCTCGCCGCGATCGTCGCCGTCCCGAGCGTGTTTGCCGACCAGTCGACGGCATAGTCGAGCCGCGCGGCCGGATCCTTGAGGAACATCCCCACGGGCGTGTCTCCCTGATCTGAATGAGGCTCCCGGCGCGATGGCCGCGCCGGGAGGCGCCGGGTCACACCGGCTGGTTGATCTCGATCTGCCAGCTGGCGAGGCTGACCGTGCCGCCCGCAACGATCGCCTGCGCCGGACACGTCGTGACGTAGAGCAGCGACGAGGTCGTCGGATCGAGCAGCGCGACATGGTCGACCGTCCCCGCCGCGATCACGGCAAGTCCCGATTTTGCCGCGACGGTGACCTTGCGTCCCGAGATGTCGCCGTTGGCGATGGTGAAGTCGGCCGGCACGACGGCGGCTTCCGACAGGCGGCCGCCGTCGGCGGCGGCGTAGGTCGCCGGTTGACCGCTCATCGCGATCATCCGGGTCGCCGTCGATACCTTGGCGAGGGCGGCATCGAACACGGGGTTGCTGCAGAACTTGCTCATGATGGTCTCCTTGGGCTCAGTCGATGGTGATGGTGCGGAAGTCGCCGGTGATGATCAGCGTGCGCTCGGGCGGCGTGATCGTGCCGGGCAGCAGCGTAGGGAGCGTCCGGTCGGCAATCCCGATGCGGCCGCTGCCGACGACGACGAGCCACGGCCCGACCGTGGTGACGGCGGTGACGCCGCCGAAAGTCGTGAGCAGTGCGCCGTCGGGGAGCAGCGCGCCGTTCCACGCGACCGTACCGGCTGCCGTCACGATGCCGCTGCGCGTTGCCGCGACCGCGAGCGCGGTCGTCCAGCCGGTCGCCGAGGGAGCGGTGGCCGAGGCGGACCGCGCCGCCGCGACCGCGAGCGCGGTCGACCAGCCGGCCAACCCCGCCGCTGCGCGTTGCACGAGGCGCGACGCGCCGGACGCGAGCTGCGTCTGCCATCCGGCGGTCGTCGGGCTCGCGCGGAACGCCAGCCGCGCCGATTGTCCCACGACCAACACGGACCAGTCGGCGGTCGTCGTCGCCGATCGGGTCGGCAGGCGGGCACCGGCGGGCGACAGGCTCGCCGCCCATTGGATCGCGGTCATGGCGGCGCGGCTAGCGCTGCGGCCGGCGGCGACGGCAAGCTGGACCGTCCAGCCCACACCGCCGGCGCTCGTCCGGCTGGCGAGAACACTCCGGGCGGCGGGCACGGTCGTCGTCCAGCCGGCCGCCGGACTGACGGCGCGGGTCGGCTGACGCGCTGAAGCGGGAAGCAGCGCGGCCGGCACCGTGCCCTCGAGCGCACCCGACGCGAACGGCACCGCGCGCAGCGCGCCGCGAGCATCGGTATCGACGCTCGCCGACCGCGCCCGGCCGAGGATGTACGCTCCCGATCCGCCCGCGAGCGGCTTGTAGTTGCCGCCGCCGGTGCCGTCGGGAAGCGGTTGAAAGCTCATCCGGTTGGTCGTGCCCGACTTGTCGAGGGTGAACGGCGTCGACGTCACGGCGACGCCGTCGGCCGACAGCTGGTTCGAGCCGAGCCCGAAGAACTCGAACCAGAATTCGGGGTCCGACGCCGGCTCGGGCGGCGGCGGCTGCATGTCGATGTTGCCTTCGTAGCCGACGCCGTAGTGCGACGACCACACGCCGGTCGCCTGCGGCCGGTAGCCGTGCTGGCGGGTCTCGGTCGCGAACCATGCCCAGGTGACGGTGCCGTCGGTGATCGCGCTGCCGGTCCCGGTGGGACCGCCGGTCGCCGCCGAGGTGCCGGCGATGGTGCAGCGATAGACGTTGGCAGGCGATCCTGCGATGACGATCTCGGCACCGACTGCATACACCCTGCTGCGCGTGGCCGACAGCGCGACGCCGATCCGCTGGCTGGTGACGGCGGGATCGTTGAAGAAGTCGTGCTTCGACGCGCATTTCATCGTCACGTTGTTGGCGAAGCGGAACACCCGGCACTGGACGTCCTCGGCGTCGTTGGCCGCGATCGTCGCAAGGTTGAGGTCGTTGTAGACGCTGTTCGTCCGATCGCCGGTCAGCGTATTGCCTTCGATGATGAACTCGCTTGCGACGACGGAGCTGTTCTCGCCGACCCCGCTCCACAGCGGGAAGGTCGCGCCATAGCTCTCGCCGACGTTGTTGAGCGCGGCGTAGCGGCTGCTGACCGGATAGGTCTTGCCGAGCGTCAGGTTCGCAGGCGCGCTGGCATTGGCGAGCGTCGAGCCGCCGAGCCCCATCGGAGCGCTGCTGAGATAGCGCAGGTCGTTGCCGATCGCGATCCGCTCGAGGCTTGCCCCGGCATCGGTCGACGGCGAGGTCCCGGTCGAGCCGATCAGCCCCGCCGTTCCCGCGACCGCGCTCGGCAGCCGCGCGCAATTGAGCACGACGGGCGCGTTGATCGACCGCTCGACCGCAACGTTGCGGACCAGGACGGGAGTCTGGTTCGAGCCGGAGACGACCGGGCTGGTTCCGTGCTTCCACCATTTCGCGTTGGTCAGGTAAAGCAATGCCCCCGACGCCGCGAACGGAGTACCGGTCGCCGTCTCCTGCCCGGCGATCCCCCGCAGCTCGGCCCCATCCAGCCATGCATAGGCTGCCGCCATGACGGTATTGGTCTGCGCTTCGACCGACACGCCGGTCACACGGATGCGCGACAGGCGGTTGACGCCGTTCGCGGTCGCGGGCGCGCGCAGGATGCAGTTGGTGCGCGGCGCGGAGTCGGCGGGGTTGCCCTCGATCACCAGCCAGCTCGCCGACGTGTTGACGCCGGACGTGACGTTGGTGGTGCCGGTCCCTTGCGTCGCTCCTGCGACAAGGCGAATGCGGCAGCCGTCGACCGACTGGTTGATCGCCGCCTGGCCGTTCGCCGCCGCGACCGTGCCGCCGCTGCCGGGGTTCGCGGCCGCCCATAGCCGCAGGCTCTCGACCGCGAGATTGATCGTCGCGAGCGGGGTCGCCGCCGCGGTCGCGGCGGTGGGTGAGACGTTCGCCGCCGCTGCGGTCGTTGCGCCCGCCGGATCGACATAGGCATATCGCGGAACGATCCACGCGCCGCCGGGATTGTAGGCGACGACGAACGGCACGAATGCGCTCGTCCCGAACCCCGCGGTGCCGAGGCCGGTCATCGATCGTGTGCCCGCCGTGTCGGACTTCTGCACCGGGCCGATCCACGGATAGACCTCGAAGTCGCAGCGCAGCAGGCCTTGCGTGAGCCCGGTCGGATCGACGGTCGCCTTGAACACGCGCAGCGGCTGGCCGGTCCCGCCGGCGCTGTACGCGGTCGAGGTCGCCAGCGTGGTCGACCAGAAGGTCTTGACGGTCGTCCCGTCGGTGACCGTGAAGCGGACGCCCACGACCGGCGCGAGGCCATTTGGATGATGCGATGCGACGACGACTTCAAGGTCGAATGCGCCGCCCTGCAGCTGGTACGGAACGTCCGCCCAGCGGACGATCGGCAGCGGTGCGGCGACGGTCGAGCCGTTGGTGACCGCGATGCCGCTCGCCGCCGTCTCGCCGCTGCGCCACCCGGCGGCGGCGGTCAGCGTCAGGCCGCTGTCGGTCGCATAGACGTGCTGCGACAGCGCGATCCGCACCCGCGTCAGCCCGCCGCCGAGATCGGTCTCGTCGATCGTCTTGGCACTGCGGACGCCCGCTGCGGTCGCCTGGACCGGCAAACGCAGCGGCTTGGTCGCGATCAGCGTCCGTGCGGCCGTCCCGGCGATCGCCGTGCCGCCGCTCTGGACGTAGCCGGGCGCACTGCTCGCCAGCGTCAGCCGCGGCGACCCGTTGGGATCGAGCGTGTAGCTCGCGAACGCGCCTAGCCCCGCGGTGTGCGTGACCCGGAGCACCCAGCCGTTGGCCTCGATCGAGGCGGCGGTGATCGCCATGGGCGGCTCCTTCGGGCATCAGGAAACGAAAAGCGCCGCGCGGAGCACGCTCCGCGCGGCGGTGTCGGTCGGTCGGTCGCAAGGTTACGCGGCGCTGAACTTCATCAGCTTGATCGCCTCGGAGTTGATCAGCGCCCCGCCCACGCGGCGGACGGCGTAGAACGAAACGTACGGCTTGTTCGAGAACGGGTCGCGCAGGATGCCGGTCGTGTTGCGCTCGGTGATGAGGTAGCCGGCCTTGAAGTTGCCGAACGCGATCGCAAGCGCACCGCTGCCGACGTCGGGCATCGCCTCGGCGTCGATCACCGGATAGCCGAGCAACGTCGCCGGCTGCTCGGCCGACAGGCCCGGCTGCCAGATGAACGCGCCGGTGTTGTCCTTCATCTTGCGGACGCGGGCGAGCGTCGCCGAGTTCATCACGAACACCGCACCCTGACGATACGGCGGCCGCAGCGCGTGGACGAGATC